GTAGGATCTTTATCTCTGATGAGAACTCGAAATAGAAGGTCGGTGACGAGCTCGCTCAATTATCTCCCTACTAGCTATACCTCTTTAGGTACTGCCTGTAACGGAGCTGGTTTTGCAGGCTCAGGTAGTTATGCTACCCCGCGCGACTTCGATACTGCGTTCATTACTGAGCACATTACCGATAGTCTTGGAAGAGGAGCAAGCCATCCCTGTTTGCATAAGAAGTACGAGCAAGACGCCGATTATTCGGGGTCTTTGTTTGGTATTCCTACTGCATTCGGAGGTGGATTGTTTGGCGTAACTGTTATTAACGACGGAGGAAGGGCGCAAGCCGCTTCCGCTGAAGCTAGTTACAGTTCTTTTGCCTGGGATACGAGCAACCCTGTTGCTTCTATTCCCCCCTTCTGGTCCGACACTAGTCTGCCCGTCAACGAGGAACTGCTAAAAAGCAGGTTGTTGCAGAGAGCAAGTCAGCTTAAAGCTGATGTGCTCTTGAACATCGTTGAGTCTAATCAGATTGTCCCATCCATAAGGAGTCTTACCACTTCGCTGCCTCAAATGGCCGCGAATTGGAAGAGCATCCGAAAGGTTATGAGGACCGCCGCTGGAAGTTACTTGGCTTGGAAATTTGGCGTTTCGCCTCTTCTCCAGGACATTATGGCTATCCATCGGTATCTGCCTAAGATTAAGGAGCAGTTTAAACGACACAACGAGCAAAAGCCGAGTAGGTTCAGCGAAGTCGCTGCACTCAACTTTACTATTGCTCCAAGTGCCTATGCAAACGGATATGCGCCATTAAATGGCGTAAATACATATGCATGGGATTGGCAAGGGCAGGTGTTAGCACCGCCCGAGCTCAGATTCGTTCTAGTAGTGAAACCGTCTGCAAAACATTCCAATGAGCTTACTAAAGCCATTGACTTTGTTATCTCGCGGTTCGCTTCGTCTCCAGCTGATCTGGCGTGGGAGTTAGTTCCTTTCTCCTTCGTTGTTGATTGGTTTGTGGACTTAAGCGGTGTGTTTAGGTTAATTGATAAAATCATCGGGTTTAGTCCCTATGAGGTTATCTCTTTTACTAAAACACGTAGCTACAAGCTCGGTACTCAAGCCATCTTGGACGTTAGAACGCCCTGTGGTGGTGGGAGTATCGGGTCTTATTTGAGTAATCACACGTATAGTTTCTACGAGAGATCCCTTGTTTCTGGATCGGCTTTGCCGATCTGGAATCCACGTTTCGGAAAAAATCAAGCAGCCATTTCGGTTGCCTTGATAACCCAAGCTCTTACGAGCATAAGTTCGAAACGAGTGATCACCACTGCTGTTAGTAATTTTAACCGCGCCATTCAAACAGGCGTCGCTAATTATACACCAGCAGTTGCTAGGACAGTCAAACGGTTGCAAAGAGCCAAAATCAAACACATTGTTTGAATAGGCTTAAGGACATAATGCCCTCTAAACAACAGTCAAAGTTAACATCTAGTCACAAGGAGAGTAGTAATACCCTCCCCCCAGGCGTTGGGGCTCTTGCCCTACACGCCCACTGGGCTTCTCAGAAAGTATCCCTGCCAGCTGTGTCATTTATTGACGCATTTTGCAGAAGAAACCTGAGCGTGGATGAGATCGCGATCGTCGGTGTCTTTATAGACGCCGCCTTCATGAACCCAGACACGACTACGCATGAGTACCTGTTACAACTCCTAGAGAAAACTCCTGGAGTAGTAACGTTGGCTCCGCGTGGTTCTAATAATGTTAACCACCAAATCGCACAACTAACTAATCGAGTCAACACGCGTTGAAAATGCGCGTCGTAATCGATTGGTTAGCTGAGCAGTACGTTTTACGTAATGTTCAGCTATTCGGCTTCGCCAAGATCTACGACTGGGTCTCAAATAAGATTTACTTATCTGATCTCCTTAGAGTCGATCGTAACTAAGTCGGGTTTATTGTGCGTGACATAATGACAGCCGAACTCTCGAAAGAGATACGGTTGTTTTCCTGTCCGTTTCAACCAAACAGTTCACCACTGGAGGGTTAACCCCTCGAACGGTGCAACGAAAATAAAATACCATGGATGCCGACCAGACATACAACTCAATCCTATTCAAGAAAACCTTCGATTTGAAGGATGAATCGGAACGTCAGTCAATTACGCGGGGAATAAATACCCCCGACGTGATGACTATCCGCTCTCAGGATTACGTTGATTCCAAGAACAAAGTTCCTGGACGACGTTTCACCTGTCGAGTGGACCGTGTGGTTGTTGACGCGAATGGAACGAAGATTAATACCTTCGCTCAGTTCACGTTTGGCATTCCGTCTACCGAGCTCCAAGCCAATGTCGACGTTTTAGTCGCCACGTTTCGAGCCGTAGTAGCGGATGCCGACCACATTGAGGACATCCTCAATAACGAGAAATAACGATTTCTCGCAACCGAGGCTGGGTTAGCTGCCGCGGAGCCCACCAAGTGGGTTCCTCCGTAGCACTAAGAATGGTCAGGCTTAGATGGTACGCCATAGTATGCATGTTATAGAACACACATATGTTAGCCTGCTAGCAGACGTAGCTAATCTCAC